CACGCTTCAATATCTTTTTCTATTAAAGCGCCATTTTCCCAAACCCACTCTTTTCCTTCCATAATTCCTTCTACGAAAGCGTCTGGAGCGCTAGGGTCTGCTACAATATCAGCGGCTGTAGCTAAGTAAAAATCATCTTTTACATAGTTAGCACCACCTCTATTGATTAATGAACCCATACCTCTACTTGAAACGCCTAGTTGAGCGCCTTCATCTATAAGACCTTTAACAATCTTACCGTATGGTGTATTCATTATTTTTGCTTCACCAATAAAATTATTACCATCAGGATATAGTTTCGTTATCATATGGGAAACTCTTTCCAAATTAACCGTTGGTCCGTCAGGATGTCCTAACTCGCCAAATGCTCTTTTTTTATTGATAAATTCTTTGTTGTATCTTGTCACTTCTTTAGCCAAAATCTCTTTTGGATAAACTCGTCCATTTCTATTTTTAATGTCAGATTGTAAAAAGACACCTTTGATTTTGTAGTCTTTTTTACCGTTGGTTTCTTCAACCAGGTATTCTGCTTGTGATACTTCTTCGGATATTAACTTCATCTTTTTCTCTCTCTTTATATTTATAAGAGTTTTTATCTAAACTCTACTACAATTGTGTAGTTATCGCCATTGGCAAAGTTTTTTGTAGATAGTAAAACATCACCTGTTGGCGTGGTAGCATTGTTAGGAATACTATTTCCGTCTGTCCTAAAGTCCATAAAACCTTGACCAGATAAAAATAAGGCAGAGGCATTAGTCACTCCGTCCCATATTATCTCAACTCCAGATTTTCTATCAGCAGTGTTAATAGAGTAGTAAACTCTAGCGATTGATCTGTTACCATCTTCCGACATAAAAGTTAATTCTGAAGCGTCAACTTTTTTAACGTTTGTTTCGCCAGTACCGTCTGAAAAGTTTGTAAGTTTTGCTACAAATTTAACACCAGAGGTGTCTGCTATAGTTTGTGTTGTTACCGTATCTGCCATTACTTGTATCCTAATTCCTTATGTGCTTCTAATACAATATTATATTTTGTAACATTTGTATCACTTGTTAAAAATATATTACCTATTGTATCAATAATTTTGTTCTCATTAGGTTTAAGGCCATAATTGCCTCTACCTGATATAATTAATTGTTTTGTTGTGTCAATACTTGCTCTTTTTTCAAAGAACAAAGTAACATTACCTGTACCTAAAATTTCGTATTGTAAATTAGCAATAGAAACTTTTGGTTCACTTGAAGCGTTATTAGACGCCTCTACATCTACTATTTTTTGGTCTTCTTCATTGCCAACGCCATTAGCGTTAACCATAATTTTAAAGTTATCATCAACCAACTTTGTAGATGTTATTGTCATTATCTAGGTGATGATACTGCTGAACCTACAGCGTTACCTGAAGAGGCAATAGTATCAGTTTCATCTTTTTCAATTACAATGCTGTCGCCAGCAGTAATTAATATTAATGTACCTAATGTAGTACCACTCGCATTTTTTAATGTAATTGTGTTAGCAGCCGCTTGAGCTTGTACTCTTACAAAGTGAGCTCTGCCAAAATTACTTGCTGAGATAGCACCACCAGCAGCTGTCGAGCTGCCTTTAATTTTCATTGAGCCTTGGTATGCCATTTTTATTTTTCTCCTAATTGTTCAATTACTTCTTTATCAAAGTAATCGTTTAACTCTTTTAAATTTATATTATAATGTTGAGCAACTTTATCACAAGAGCCCTCAAACCTTTTTATAATATTGCCAGTTGATTTCTCAACTAATTTAAAGACATCACTTACAGCGTCTTTCATCTTTGGGCTTAAATCGTTATAAGCCTTTGAATCAACTTTTAAATTTTCTTTAACTAGTCTGCTCACCAGCATTTTCTTCGCCTTCTTTATTTGCTAAATCAATCTGTGCCACACCATCTTTTGCTTGTGCGTCTGTTGGTGTTGGTGATACTGAACCATCAGCATTAAAAACCCCTGGATCAGCAATCTCTGGTTTAGGGTCACTATGAGCCTCTGCTTCAACAGGTTGTTTAAATAAATTACCTGCTATATCTTTTCTAGCATTATCTAAAGAATTTGCTACCTTATCTCTTAAAGCAGCTTTAAATGCTTCGCCAGCGTCATCATTTTTACCTTGTGATAACTGGTCTATAAAGTTTTTTGTGTTGTCATTTACGTCAGCCATTTTCTATTACTCCATATCATTTTGTTGAGATATTGGGGAATCAATAAGTCCATCTTCAATCTCTTTTTTGATTTGATTGTCCATTTCCTCAATTTCTCTTTCGTTTTGTTTTAATACACTTTTTCTTACATATTTTAATGAGTAGTATTTACCAATATAGTCTCTCATTTCAGAGGCTAATTGTAATCTTTCTCTCATCATTTCAGTATTTTTTAATTCAGCAAAATGGCCATCTTGTAAGTAATCATAGTTAATACTATCTCTTACATTTGACCAATCTTCTTCATTAATAATACCTTTTAATATAAGTTGTGTTCTTAATAAATCATTAAATAATTCAGTAAATTTCTTTCTTAACCTTTGAACAAATTTAGTAAATTTTAATTCGTCTCTAGTTATTTCAGAAGCTCTACCTAAATTAAAACCAGTAGAAGACTCTAATCTACTTACTGGTACGTTTAATGATCTATATAATTTTCTTTGGAAGTATTCAATATCAGAAATTTCACCTAAATTTTGACCACCTGGTAAAGTAGAAATATCTGTACCTCTTCCACCTTCTCTACTTGGTAACCAAAAGTCTTCCAACATACTCATATAATTTCTGTCGTCTCTGATTTCTCCTGTTGAAGCGTCATAAACAAGTTTGTTTCTATATCTTGCCATAACATCACGTAGATATTGTTCAGCTTTTACTTTTGGTAAATTACCAACATCTATCTTAAATATTCTTCTTTCAGGTGCTCTAGCAATTCTATAAATTACCGTAGCGTCTTCAATCATTCTTAACTGATTAACAGGTTTAATAGCTTTATGTAAATAAGATAAAACTATATTTTTGTTTTGATCTATTAATCCTGACGGACAAAAAGCTATTGTGTCAGGTGCTATTTTTATACCTGTACCAGTTGTTGTGCCTGATACACCTTTCTCATTGTAAAGATAATATTCAACAAATTCATCTACAACAGAAAGCATATTAGGACCAGAACCATCTGGTCTTTTCTTTCTAATCTCTCGTATCTTTTTAACTTTACGAGGATCAATATATTTTAATTCTGTAATTCCTTTTACAGGACTTTCTCTATCAATAATTTTATGATAATAGATACGGCCATCAACGTACCATCTTCTAAAAATATCGTGTCCTTTTGTATTGAAATTTAAAAGTTTAAGGATATTTTGAAATTCATCCTCTATTTTTTTTCTTACATCTTTACCATAAGGTAGATTATTAACATCTACTCTTACAGCAGATTTCATTTCATTAGCAACAACAGCCTCGTTGACAATATCCTCAACTGCCATATCACACTCGGGGTGTAATGCTACTTCTCTATATCTACGTATTAAATCCGCCTCACTCTTTGCCGTACCTTCCATATCAAGGTACTGACCAAAGTAACCACCAGCAGCAATAGTTTGTGTACCATCATCTGCTTGAGTTGTAGTAAAGCTTTGTTTTGGATCGGCTTGTTTTTTCGCCCTTGTAATACTAAACCCAAATAATTCAGCCATTTTATATTCCTTTAATTTACTTACTACTACTTATAATAGTTTTAGGAAGATGGCCTGGAGACCAGGCCACCCTCATTAAAATTAAGTAGTTGTATTACTTTCAAAGTATTGGTAGTTGAACGTAACGTCAAATTGTTCGATTGCCGTTTGTTCATCATACGTCAATTCAATTGGTGCCACTACCGTAGGGAAAACTCCCCTTAGCGTGTACGATTTAACCGTATTACCATTTCTGTCTAAATGATCTACAAATGCATCCACTTGATAATCAACTGGATTAGTTAAGCCTTCGTTATCAGACATATTGTTGATACCGTTTTGCCATCTTTCGAAAGCATTTCTTAACTTAAAGTTTGTGTCATTATAGCAAGTAATTGGCCACTCACCGATTGTTCTATCTCCAGCAATCTTTATGTTTCTACCTCTAAAAGGTACATTCACAACACCGATAGTCATATCAGGTAATTGTGTTGATCTACATAAAAATGCTAGGTCTTCTATTTCGCCACCAACTTGTGCGTAACCAGGAAAAGGCATTGTAACCTTGAACTGATTGGCTCTTGCGCCACCGCCAGCAAGTTTAGCTTTGAAGTCATTAATATTAGGCATATTTTATTCCTCTCTACTATTAGCCAGCGACCTCTTCGAAGGCCACTCCTGTTCTGGTTGCTACAAATGATAG